CACGGATAGCTTTTCCGCCATCTCCGTGCCGGTCAGCAACGCGTCGGGCACGCCCTCATTGTGCGGCAGGTCCTTGGCGTGCTTGTCTTTCAGTTCCACCATGCGCCCCTGTGACAGGCGATCCTGGTACACCTTGTCGAACTCGGCATTCAGGTCTTTCAGCTTTTTCCCGAGGTCGGGCATGGTGTCCAGCAGCATCTTGCACTTTTCGATTGCCGTGGAGTTCAGGAACTTTGGCAGATCCAGCGCAAAGGTGCCTATGAAGTCCTGAACTAGCGTGATCCCGCCACGCTTGCCGCTCGGGTCCGTGACCTTCAGTGACCCATTCTTGCCGTAGATTTGGGCCACCAGTCCATTTGACAGCGTGACCTTGGTTTCCGCTTGGAGTCCATCGCGCCCCGGCGCAGACGGGCGATAGCGGTCGCCACCAAGCGTCCACCGGATTGCATCCAGCAGGCTTGTTTTGCCCTGTGCGTTGCTGCCGCCGACAATCGTCAGGCCGGTTGCAGCAAGCTGCATGTCAACGCGCTTGACGCGCTTAACATTCTCAACTTCGAGTGATACTACTTTCAGAGACATGATATCCCCCTATGGGTTGTTGTCGTTTTAGAAAAAAAGAGACCGGCTAGCAGGTGGAATGCACGCTTGGGGAAGAGTCAAGCGTGAGAGGCTGCTAGCCGGTCTATCGAAAGTGGTCATGTGTTCCTCGTGTTGCTGCGATTCCACTCGCAGGCGCTAATTACTAGCGCGAGAACATCGTTACACAGTTGGCGCGGTCGCGTCAACATGGTTTTTTGGAAAGTTTTGCACACTACGCTTGGGCTTCACCCCGGCCACCGCATCCGCCAAGCTCCACCCGCGCTTTACACGCATGGCCAAAGTATCCTTATGAATCCCGATCTTTTTGGCCAACTCTCCGAGTGATACTTTCGCGCCTTCCCATTCCACCCATACCTTGTTGCCACGTGCCTTGGCCTTCATACTAAGCGCCTCTTCAATCGTCTTTCCGTGCCACATCCGGCATACCACATGCCCCACCTTAACCCCCTCCCGTTCGCATACCAAGCTCAATGGCAATACTTCACCTTGCCATTCAACCAGCTTGCCACGGCGCCACGTCTTACGAATGACACCATCTCCGCCTACAACCTCATAAATTCCATCAATAGCATGGTTCATTGTACGACCTCCATGGCGGCCTTAAGAGAGCCCGTGCCGCCGGTCCACACAACATCGCCGACATTTAACTCTTCAGGTGTCCAGTTCACTTTCCGCCCTCCTTTGCCTGCTTCAACGCCCTGATCGCGGCCAGCCCTGTTAGGAGCTGTGCGTCACCTTCCGGCCCCTCGCAACCGAGAGCCACGGCAATATCACGGCACAATGAACGCCTGATCGTCAGGCTTCCCTCGGCCCCCCATGCGCGCTTGCGCCATTCGTCAACCTTGCGCTCCGCATCATCCCGATTGCGCTCTGCCTCATCACGATCGCGCTCGGCCCTGTCCAGCGCCTGCCGCAGGGCGTCTAGTTCCGCCTCGGCCTTGTCCGCCCGGTCCTCTGCTTTACGCCACGCATCTGCCAGTTCTCTTTCGCGTTGTACTTCGTCACTCACTTGTCACCATCCTTTCTCGCCCGCTTGACCGGCCTCGCGGCCATGTCCTTTGAAGCGGAAACAAGGATCGCTTCGTAGGCCTCATTGATGATACCTACGGCAGAATTACGCGTATCTGCCATGTTCCGCAGCACAGTCCTCACGTCATCCCCAAGCGAGACCTTGCGGGCAAACGTGGCCGCTTCCGATCCCAGCTTCATCTTGACTTCAACCGACCAAGTGGGGTGTCTCATTGCTTGCTCCCCTTGTCAAACAGGGCAAGTCGCCCAGCGTCCCAGACGATTGCCACGTTGCGCCCTCTTGCGCGGAGGTGCTTAGCCTCTTCCTGACACCAAGCATCGTGACGCATCCAATCACCACCGCGCCAGACAGACCTTTGCTTGTTTTCTGGGTAGTAGAAGTTGGTTAGAATCATGTCGTCAGTGATTGCGTCATTCTGTTGAACGATCTCGATAGCCATTGCGATTCCTTCCCGGTTGATTGCCTGATGCCCTGCGAATGAAAGCAGTGTTACACACCCCAGTTTATGTCGCAAAACAAAAACAATCATTTTGAATACTTTTTCATTTGACGTTGACTAGGCAATCGTGTAAGTGGCACAATGATGATTGGGAAAAAGCCATGACAGATGAACTTGTTTTATGCGTCAAAGATGATTGCGCCACTGATGCTGAGGTTCTTTTTGAGCCTTCGCTGAATGCTGTTTCAGTGGTAAGGGTCAATGATGTTGACATTATTGTGCCAAAGCGAGAGGCTAGGAAGCGCTGTACCATCAACGATATCCTGTCTTCCGTTGGCGGCGAGTGCGACCCGAACGAAGACTTCATGGCGCAGTCCACATATGGAGACAACAGTCGCCTAGCGAAGAAGATGGGCGTTTCCGTCAAGACCGTTCGGGAGTGGCGCAAGCAGCACCCCGTCATAGATCAAGCCATGGCGGAAGAGCAGGAGCGTGACAAGGACTGGGTGGAAAACATCGCAAGGGGCCAGATGATGGCCGGCGACTCCAAGATGACAATGTTCTGGCTTGCCGCCAAGGCGCGTGACCGTGGCTTTGGCAAGGAAATGGACCGCTATCGCCCGCCAGAGGTCAGCAACGAGGCGCTCAACAAGAAGATCAAGGAACTTTCGCCACGGGATCGCCTAAAGATGTTGGCTGAGTCGCACAAGTCTGGCGAGTATGAAGGCGCGAACGCGCAATACCATGGGAATATGGGATGAACTCTAGCCAAACCATTGATGCTGCTGCATCGGAACTCCTGAACAAAAGGGCAAAAGCATGCCCTAATCCATCCGAGCACGTCATTGACTACCCTACGCTGGTAGAGTACTTCGAGCTATCAGGGGTGCTCCAAGGTGAAGATAGGATCATCAGAAACTTTCACCGCGTCATCTGCGATGCCATGACAAGGGTATTGCTTGGCACCCTGCCCGGTGGCAAGAAGAAGCTAGCCATTAACATGCCGCCCGGCCACGGTAAGACGTTCTTGGCGCAAGCGTTCGTGGAATGGTCAATAGGCATATTCCCAGAGGCGCGGTTCCTCTATACGTCATTCAGCGCCGAACTAGCCGAACAATCCACGTTCGAGATGTTGAAACGCATTCAAAGTGACTGGTATGTCAAAACCTTCCCGAACCTGACGCTTGACAGAATGTTCAGCAAGCGCGAGTTCTTCAACACCAAGTCAGGCGGCTATGTCAAGGGCGTAGGCTTTCAGGGCACCATCACCGGCTTCCGTGCAGGCCGGATGCAATCAGAGGCGTCAAAAGGGTTCTCAGGCGCCATCCTGATTGACGATCCGATGAAGGCCAAGGACGCTTACTCGGATGTTGCCAAGGAATCCGCCGTCGCGACGTACTACGGCACGATCTCATCCCGTGCCGGCAACAAGGATGTGCCGATCATCGCCATCGGCCAGCGCCTAGCGCCGGATGACTTCTTTGGTCGCGTTTTCGAGAAGGAACGCGACGAATGGCACATCATCACCTTCCCCGGCCTAGATGCCAACGACAACGCCTTATGGGAAGAGATGAAGTCCGCCAAGGATTATAAGATCCTGCGCGAAACGGATGAGTTTACCTTCATGGCGCAGGTTCAGCAGTCGCCAGAAGTGCCAGGCGGAAACATCATCAAACGGGAGTGGTGGCGCTACTACGACCCGAAGGATTACAATGTAGACGGCGAACTTATCATCACGGCCGACACGGCCATGAAGAAGACGGACAAGAACGATAACAGCGTCTTGCAGCTTTGGAACATGACGGAGAGCACGATTGACCTGATTGAAGAGCGCGCCGGCAAATGGGAGTTCCCCGAGCTTTGCGCCAATGTCACGGCGTTTTTCAACAAGTGGTCTGCGATATGCGAGGCTCAAGGGGTTCGCGCACCACGCCTGTATGTCGAGGACAAGGCCAGCGGCACCCCCATGGCGCAGCAGTTGCGGTCAATGGGTATTCAATGCAATACTTGGTTGCCGAAGAAGTACGGCTTCCCAGACGGCAAACTACAGCGGGTGAAGATGTCGCTATTCCATCTTCGCGCAGGACGTGTTAGGCTACCCATCTATAGCGCGGAGACGGAATGGGTGCTACACTTCATTGACCAGTGTGCAAGGTTTACCGGCTTGACGGAAGAATCCGATGACAGCGTTGACACAATGACGATGGCAATTTCGATCTGGCGGCAGCGTGGCGGCGGCAGGGACGTAAAAGTGGACGAAATGGTTTCTTGGAGATAATCATGGCAAAGATCACGATGAAGGCGAAGAATATCATGCTCTCTGGGTCCGGTGGGGCGGGTTCGTCTCCCATGGACAGGGGCAGTGATTTCCAGTCGGACCGGTCAACAACAAACCCGTTTCACCGGGCGAACTACATTGACCGCTGGCGGGAGTACGTCAACTGGTACTATACATCATGGATGGCGCGCAAGGGCGTTGACATTCCAGTTGAAGACGCCATGCGAGGTGGGTTCACGATTAAGCGCGTTGACCCGTTGATTTCACGGACACTCATGCGCAGGTGGGAACACTTGCAGGGCACCGACAAGCTGGAAATGGCGTCCAAGCAGGAGCGCTTGCTGGGCGGGTGTGCCATTATGATTGTTGCCAGCGACAAAAAGGTGGGGGATGACAAGGCAATTATGGCCGACCCGTTGAACATGGGTCTAATCGCCGGCAACCCTGGGGCGATCCATAGCCTGAACATGGTGGACATTAACCGGATTTCCATTCCGAACCCTGTCACAGACGTGTTTGACCCTGCCTTTGACAATCCTTCGACTTACTGGGTTGACGGCGTGGAGGTGGACAAGTCGCGCCTAATCGTGTTCGACGGCAAGCCGCTGTTCGGGCGCACAACCTATTCCATCCTGTTTCCGACCCCGCGTGTCAACCCGGCTGGCTTCGGCGAGAGCATATTGACCACCGTGTATGAAGACCTGATCCGTGCGGTAGGAACGTCGCAGGGGGCGTTTCACTTGGTCAACATGGCCAGCGTCATGCTTATAATGATGCAGGACTTTTCGGGCTTGCAGACTAGCAAGGCAGGTCAGGGCAAGATTACCAAGATGCAGGACATTGCCAACAGCATCAACATGTACAAGGGCGCCATCCTTGACGGGGTTGACGTTGACGTAAAGAACCTGCCGGCCAGCTTTGGCAGCGTTCCTGAACTGGTTACGACGTTCGTGAACATGCTTGCCGCGGCATGGGATATCCCTGCCACGCGCTTTACCGGGCAATCGCCGGGAGGCCTGAACGCCACCGGCCAGAGCGACCTAGAGAACTATTACAACATGGTTCAGAGCTTCCGTGAGCGGCGGCTGGTGCCTCGCATCAAACAACTGATGAAGATCCTTGCAATTCAAGAGTTCGGCATGGAGCAGGGTAGTCGCATTGCCGATGAAATGGATATTGAGTTCAAGCCGCTGTGGAACTTGGACACCAAGAGCGAGGCCGAAGCGTCTAAGGCGTGGCTGGATGGTATCATGCCGTTGCTTGATCGTGGGTGCATTAGCCCGCGAGACTTCGAGCTAGAGGCCAAAAAGCGGAATATCATTCTGCTGTCGGATACGCGCATCACGGAACCGGACACTGAGAGCGGCCAGGGTGGCAACATGTTTAGCGACAACCTTGACAAGATGATCGGCGGCAAAAAGGGAGAAGGCAATGATAGTGGTTCAGGACCGGAACAAGCTCCTAAACAGGTTCAAGGTGCTGCTGAACAAGGGGACTGAGGTAAAGCTCTACCGGCAGTTGCCGCATGCCGGCGTGGTCACTATGACCAAGTTCAAGGGGCACATGCCCACCATGAACGTGTTTCGTAGTGTCGTCAGGGCGCTAGAGAAGGCCAAGCGGACCAAAAAGCGCGATGAATATGTTGCGTACATCATGGCGCTTAAACCAAAGGCCACGGAGCGAATGCAGGAGGCGGCGGCTGGCTTCTTAGAGGCGGCGGCGATAGAAAGCCTAGCCATGAACAAGGAAGCCATAGAAGGGGGCTTTAGGAAGGTCTTTGGTCATACGGCGTCTGTCATAGTTCCTGACAAGTTTTGGCATGACACGGCGCAAGAGGCCGTAGGGGCGCTTGGCAGGTTTGAGAAAGCCGTTGCGGGCATTATTGATGTCAGCGTGGACGATGAAAGGCTTGAAGAGATCGTCGCCGACAACGGAAAGGCGATGGTGCGGAGAATCGCGAACGAGGGCTTTCTGGTACAGAGCAGGACCGCCAAGCGGGTGCAGTGGTACGCCGGCGTCACTAAGTACGTCTGGATCACGATGAAAGACAACCGGGTAGTCGGGAATCCTGCGGGCCTATACCCGATTGGCACTGAGGAACACGGCGACCATTGGGACCGAGACGGCAATGTGTTCTCATGGGCAGAACCACCGCATGACGGTCATCCAGGAGAAGCGCCGGGGTGCCGGTGCCTAGCGTCGCCGCTGATGGGGCTTGGTAACGCCGAGATCAGATGATCACAGGTTATCCAAGTCAACATCGGGTTCAGGTGCGAACCCTAGTTGAACCGGCATGCGCTGCATTGCCACGCATATTTTCCTGACGCTGGACGGGAACATATGCCGCCCTTGTAGCGCTGATGTAATAGTGCACCG